TCACCAAAGGACCTTTTCTCCTGTGTTTAGAACCATTCCCTTTTTCAGATCTTCACCGCGCACCTTGCGAACGCGTCGTCCGTCGTGCACAAGGAAGACGTTATCTGAGGTTGTCGACATGACGACGGAGCCGATCTGGCGCCGCATTATCTTAGTTGGAAATCGGGCTGTTGAGATCTGAAGAACCTTCTGACCCCAATGACCGTTATGGTCTGGTGACGGTTCGCCTGTGATTGGATCAGCGAAGCCGGACACCCTATAGATGTCCAAGTCGCCAACGTAGACTACGATTCCAATCTCGTCGTCGGCCAAGATCCGTCTCGGTTCCTTTCTACAGGTTCCGATTACTTCGTCGATGTCGATTCTCCCGCGTTTTTGGTCGAACAGTATCGGCTTTTCGGTCGAGATCACGTGCCTATCGCTCATGGTGTGTTCTTCTCTTTCATCTTTCTCAATAGGCGTCCTCTCTCTTCTTTGGTTAGCGCGAGCGCCCTCTTCGAGCTGCCTTGGACTGGGATTAGGATCGGTTCGCCATCATGGTTCCTCCCTAAGACGTAGCCAGGATCTCCCCCGAGAACCATTATCTTGATGAAAGATTCACAGCTTGGACATATGACAAACTTCTCCTGAAAAGGAGGCATTATTGTGATAACACCGCCGCAGTTACAGTGGAGTGGGAAGGGCTCACCCTTTCTTATGCCGTATTCGGCGACAAATGTGTAAAGATCAAAACGGACCTTTTTCGGCAAGAATCTGTTACCGTATCCCTACTTTACTTGATATTCCGTGGGGTACTTTGAGCCTTTCGATGGTCATGTATCAATCGGAAGCTGAGCCAGAATCCATAGCTCGGGACTCTTTGTTCGGTCTTGTGTGTGTGGGTCCCTTGGTGCGAGCGTCGTAATTTGAACCCTCATAGGATGGGCGTTTTTCGTCGTCGTCGCGCACCAAGAAGGGCGACGACGACTCACAGAATTCCGAATTTCTTGAATAATCTGCGTCTACCGCTTGGTTTCAGTGCAAGTTTCGCCTTGGTGATAACCCTTCTTTTCCTCAGCTGGCTTACTTGGCTCTCAAGCTGATCAACGTGATAGCCACTGTAGTTGAGCGACTTCTCTAGCTCATCCGTGGTTGGCGGTCTTCCAAGCTTCTTGCCCAACCCATGGATGGCTGCCTGAATAGCTTCGGTGTTCTTCAGGACAACATTCGTCTCCACCTTGACGAGACCGTCTTCGGTCGCGCTAAATAGCACCATCCTTGGTTGTTGGCCCCTGAAAAGGGAGTTCCCAACGTTCCGCTTCTTCATTTGCCACCCTTTTTCGTCGAACGAGACTGCGAAAAGGTCTGCTAGTGCTTGTCTCGCCAGTCCGAGATAGTCTTCGAATTGTTTCTGTTCCACAGACAGGGGTGAGGACTGATGATAGAGCGCATTTCTTGTGTCATGATACGGGTTAATTGTCCCGGCAGTCAACGAGGTAGTTACATTCGGAAGAATCCAGTACAGCAAGAGACTAAAGTTCCTCTTGTCTTTGATGCTTTTCCATTCCGTCATGGTCAATTGTTTTCCAGTCTGAGCGGGATTGGGACATGACTTGACTATTTGTCCGACCAGCTTTGTGTCGCCGAAGGCCTTGAGCATGTATTCTACGCAATTGTCAACAAGGATGAATGCCAATCTTCTACCGGTGACGGCCTTGCTAGAGGCCAAGGTATCAGCGATACAAAGCTGTTCGATAACATGCTCTATCCAGGGATCCACGTCAGCTCACTGCCTCATGGGTCCCTTGCCCCATTGCCGCAGTCTTCTCTCGAATCTTAGGAATAATCTCTTCTATTACCCATCTCTTTCCTTCTGGCGACAAGGTGTAGCCGTCAGGAGTTTTCGTGAAATACTTCTTGTAGCTCGGCTGGCGCATGTAGACTGTCGGGTTCCTTACCCCACTTGACAGGAAGATTCGCTGAGGTGAAGCTAGGTTGGGGTCATATCCGAACAGTGCCAATCCAATCGCATCAATATTCTGTCCACTGGAGACAGGCAGTTCGACGATGCCATCCTCCGTGAATCGGTATATGTCTTCGTATCCCTGTTTCGGTTCTCTTGATCTCCTCGCAACTAAAGAGTCATCAGCTTCAAGAGTTTGGATTGCTTCATTGAGTTGGGGAAGCTTCTCCTTCAGCTCTTGATTGCTTTCAAAAGTGGTCGAAAGCTCGCCAAAAGCTCTGCGTATTCTCAATTCAAATGGCATAGACACCAGACCCTTGTCTTGCCGTGCATGTAATGCTTAAGAGACGATCATAACGTTTGCGGCAGTTCAGGATTCTAGGGTAAGCAAGCAGCGTCGACCATTGTATGCAGCAATCGAATCAGTGTCAAGGAAGAGCAAAAGGCAATCGCGTCGTTGCGAGACTTGGTTGACCTGATTGGAACCAAGCCCTCATGAGAGGAGTAGGATATTCGTCGTCGTCGGGTCGCTTGGTGCGGGCGTCCCAATTTGAACCGTGGGTAGGGGACACTGTCTTATGTGCGTCTTTCGGTATCGAAGAGACGCACAGCACGAGCGAGACCGACACGACCTCAATGACTAGCTGATCTATTTGGCACACGCTCTCGCCAGAATGCCAGAACCAAGATGAGTGGTCTTGCATGAGACGGATGTTTGTTGACATAGGCCCGTAGTCAGATCCGTCTCCCTCACGTCCGGATCGATCACATCACATTGGCTCTCAGACTAGGTCACATTCACCCTACCGAAAGGTTATCCATTACGATCGGGCTGATGGAACGACTTTGAAGATTCATCCCCGAGTTTATTCCAAGAAGTACATGAGAAAGCGCGTGTACCAGTATGTGCGCTATTATCTGGAGATTCCGAAACGGATCGCCGAACCGAGTTTGGGAATCCAGCTCGAAGCACGACGTCTAGGTGAACACATCATAATCGGCCCCGCCGGGCACTCAAATTCCTTTTCGCTCATCGAAAAAGCGGTACGGCAGGACGACGAAAACCGCTGAGACTGTTGTCATGTTTGTGTGGACAGTCGTTCAAATAGTGGACACCTCCGCGAAAAACCGTAGAACATTTTCGCTAGCGAAATCGTTTTCCGCCTATTGAAAGAGAGCAATCCATTGGTTCGAAAGCTGAATACAAGGTTGAACTCACATCTTAGAGAACCATCAGCGCTACGAGGATCATGGCTGTGCAGAATTCAGGACCCGGAAGGAAACCTCAATTCTCGGCGGAGAATCGGCGACCGAGAGGAGTGAGAGTGAGTGTCAGCCTTGACGAGGAGCTCATCAAGACTTTGGAACAGATCAGAGTAGACATAGGTGAGCCCTCGTTTAGCGGCCTTGTGAGAAGACTCCTCAAGGAACGGCTAGGTGAACTCGGTATGCTCAAGGAAGATGCGAGAAAAGCTCTTGGACTGCCGCGTATGAGAAATTCCGAAGACATCTGAAGCGTTCAGCGAATTGCATCCATTTGTCGGAATACTTCCCAAGCGGCCTTAACTAATTCTTCTCCATCATGATTGGCAAAGCTCGGTTTCAGACATAGGATTTTCGACCGCCCCTTTGGGACTGGAACACTCATGACAAACCCTCATCTTTGGCACTCTAGGTTGACGCACACACTCCCCCGATGCGCAGGTGACCATTCACACGAAAGGTGTTCAAGTCCTTCGAGAATTCTCAGAAACAAGGCGCGAGCGAAAAAGCATCTCTCGCTGCTCGCCGCTAGAGCCTCATTACAGAGTGTTTTCCAAGAATCTTACGTAGACAAGGAGAGATCTGAGATCATCTCTTTGAGAGACTCTGATGACATCGATGTGATCAGAGGAGAAGTTCTCAGGTCGCCCAGGTATACACGCAAGTTCCAGTTCGAGCATCGATCATGATTCAAGTCGGACTTAGTCGGCGACGCGTCCCATGCAAGTTGTCAGGGCACTAGTCATCAGCGACATGCATGTCGGCAGCGTGTTCGGGATCTGGAACAAATCCTACCCGATTGGCGTCTCCACTTTGGCGAATCCGATTCAGAAAGTCCTCTTTCAGTACTGGACGAACCTGTGCACGGTTCTGCATCACTGGAAACCAACGATCCTGTTGCTGAATGGTGATCTCATTGACGGGCCCAATTACCGATGCGGAGGACGATATCTAACCACGACTAGCATGACTGAGCAGGCTGAGTGCGCCCTGAGTCTTCTCAGGATGATACCAATCAGAGGCGTCGAGGTCTATGGAATTGGCGGCGGCGACTACTCAAGGAGTGAGTTCATCGATTCGCATAAGATGATCGTCGAATCTCTTAGAGGTGAGTTCTGTGATGATCAGCTATTTCTTGATGCGAAAGGACATACGATTCATCTCTCGCATGGCAGCTCAACAGCTTTCGTGTACTATGAGCAAGTCTTGGCACGAGAGGGCATGTTCGCAGACCAGACCTCAGTTGCTGGCCAGACCCCAGATGTGGAAATCCTTCTGCGAGCGCATTGGCACAAGTGGATACATATTCAACGCGCTTGGAAGGGTGAGGTCGACAGGCACATCATAGTTGGACCGGGCTTTCAGGGGCAAGATGAATACATGTCAAAGCGAAGCCCCCTGAGACTAGTCCCTGATGTCGGAGTAGTGCTCTTGTCCGTCTCTCGGGATATAGTGCTCGTTGACCGGATCCTCTACCCAACACCTCTAGTTAGGGAAAGGACGGTGAAGCTGTAATCGTGACAAACGCCGTAATCATCGATGCCAAGCGTCTCAGAGAAGTCCTTAGACCGAAATCAATGCTGGAACTGTGGCCCCAAGCTTACGAAACCGTCCAAGTCGTTGCCAGCGCACCCGGAATCACCATTCGTCAACTGTACAACTACTTCGGTTGGAAAAAGAACCTCAAGGATAGGATGATGTGTCGGCTCGTGGAAGAGGGGTATTTGATGATGAAGATGATTCGAGTCACTGGAAAATACGGCAAGATAGGCCGAACAAGAGCTTACTGGGTTCGAAAAAGCCGTCGCTGAACATGAACTTGCGCATATGTTCTCAGCCGTGTTGTTCGACCTCAGACGCTTGATTCCAGGACCCCTTCCAGGTGTGCATTCGGCGATCAATCGATCTAGGTAGGACTGTGAGGAGGTGAACGTATGCCAAAAGATGATAATTCTCAGACCGTGGAGCCGGCAGCGGACCTTAGCAATCCCCGCGAGACTCAGTCCATTCTCGCGTATATTCTGACGATCGGCTTCCTGCTGGTCATCGGTTATGCCGTCGCGAAGGCATCGACCTTCCAAGACATCGCGACGGTTCTAGGCAGTCTGTCTCCGCTCGCCACGATGGTCTTGGCGTTCTACTTCGCGAATAAGGCGGCACAGCAGGCTCAGGCCGCTGCGTCTGCCTAGTCCGGCTTTTCCCGGTCACGATCGTAACGGAGGTGAATCTGCATGACTGCAGACAATGGAAATGGGAATGGTGAGCTCAGGCAACTGCTTGAGCTCAAACGTGCGTACCGTCGGGACTTGACATCTCTCGAGAAGGAGCTGAGGGTCAAGTTCGAGCGCGAGTTGGTCGATGGCAAGAAGCGTCTGAAAGAGCAGTACCTCGAGAGCGTTGTCGACACAGTATTCGCTGAACTGGCTCCGGTGAAGCCGGCGCCGGAAGCCGCGCCGCCTGAAGCTTCTGTGCCGAAAGCCGACGTGCCGCCGAGATGTCCTGACTGCGACGCGCCTGTCGATCCAACCGACAAGTTCTGTGCCGAATGCTCCTACCCCTTGAAAGAGGATGTGAAGGATGATGCGCCAGTGGTTAGTACGGGTCGCCGACAGAGCCCAAGACACCGCTAAACGCATACTCGAGTCCGATCTCGAGCAAGCGGCCATGATCCTGACGACTCTCGTCGCTTCCACAACCTACGGTTGGATCGAGGGTTTCGCGATTGAGACGCCACGTTACCAAGCGACTCAGATCTGGTGGATCCTCGGCCACTTCAGCACCTACTCGTTTGCGATGGGCGTCATGTTCGCATGCATCACAGGCAGCTTCGGTCTACTGAAAGCGCGGTCAATGTTTGCCAGAGGCAAACGCTATTTCCTGTTCACTTTCGCAGGCAATTTTCCGTTCTCATGGCTTGTTGAGGACTTCGCGTTCTTCTGGTTCTCACCCGAGTGGCGTCTCACGAGCGACCGATGGACGAACTGGATTCTCGGAGGCATCTGGATTCTCGACCCATGGCGAACAGGAATCCAGATCTGGATTCCGAACTGGTACTGGCCTGTGCTCGCGTTCTGGGCCTGCATGATGTGGTACGCTCACCGATGCACCGTCTACGACAACCTCGTCAAGGATGAGATCGCGCGAGAGATCGTGCCGCGCAAGATTGAGATTCCGCATGTCGAGGTGAAGAAACCTGTTCGAACATCCGAAGAAGCGGCTGAAAGGCGAGACGCCTCCGCTGAAGAGAAGCTGCAGACGCCGGAGGCAGAACATGTGAGAGCCGAGCCCGAGCGGTCGTCTACCGAGCAGCCGATTCCAGAGCAGAAGAGCCCCCCACGTTCCGTCGAAGCTGAAGAGGCCCTGAAGAAACTGCGCTCGAGGATCTTGAAAGATGCGTAACTACGCCCTAAGCTACTACGTTGGCATGTTCCTCATCTTGCTCTTCCTCTTGGTATCGCTCCTGCGGCACTTCGGCGACATACGCCTGGAAGAGACCGCATTGCTCGTGGCGCTTGGTGCGACAATCCTCTTCGCGATCTTTGCGGCTTGGAGGACGAACCAGCATGGCGGGTGAACTTGCGCGACAGCTCGGACAGTTTCCGTTCACAAAGCTGAAGCCACGGAGCTTTCGACTTGCAATTGCAGGCCTCAGCACGCGCGAACTCGAGACGCATCCCGTCAAGGTCTGGGTTGAAGTTGACGACATCGGCAAAGTCGTCAAGATCGCGGGTTTCGCTCGCGTCCTACGCGCCTATCCACATCTCAACTTCGTCTATCTCGAAACCTACGCAAGTCACCTTGCATCGCTTGTCAGGAGCGATCTTGTGCGTTCGGTTTGGAACGATGAACCTGTGAGAGCTGAGGGCTGTGTGGTCACTGAAACGTATTCAAGCGCCCGCGCTCTGGCGCTTGGGTTTCACGGGCGACCGTGTTAGGGTCGGCGTTGTCGGCACCGGTGTAGATCTTGCGCATCCAGACTTTGCAAGCTGTACAATTAACGCCTTCAGTCTCGTCGGTTCGGATGTGAGCGATTCGGTGGGCCATGAGACAGGCATTGTTTGGTTGATCACGCGTATCGCTCCGCGAGCGGATGTTGTGGTCGCGAAGGATCGCATAGGCGCATACGGATACATGCACCAAGTCATAGATGCATGCGAGCGTCTGCGCCAACTTGGCGTTCAGATCGTGAACCTCTCAGTTGCGACCGACTTCCCAACAGACGGAACGGACCCGATCAGCCGAGAAGCAAACTATCTTGCTGAGAATGGTATTGTCGTCGTCACGGCAGCAGGCAACAGGGGTCCCCGGTTTCAGACGATTGGCGCTCCTGGAGCTGCTGAACACGCTCTTACGGTTGGCAAGACGAACGATCGCGACCAGGTAAGTTGGGATAGTTCACGTGGTCCCACACTCGATGGCCGCCCAAAACCTGACTGCGTGGCACCGGGCGCTCGAATAATGGCTGCATCCCCACTTGCTCTACACAAGGGTGCATACTTCACCTTCGATTGTACGAGCTACGCGGTCCCGCACGTCGTCGGCACGCTTGCCCTACTGAAGGAAGCAAGTCCCGACGCCACGGCAAGCGCTCTGAAACAAGCGATCATGGCGGGATGCGAACCAGCGAAACCATCCCTTCTCTCACGAACCGTCGGGCGATCTAGCTTCCGCGAGCGGCTTGCAACCAAGCTCAGTGTTGGTTTCGCAAGTCATGCAGACCCTCGGTGGAGCGCTGGCGTGGGTCGTGTGAACGCGTATCGAGCGTATGAGTGGTTGAGGAAGAATGAATCGACGAGTCCTAGTTGAGCACCTGCTCCGCGGGCACGAGTTCATCCTGACAAGAGCGATGTCAAGCCATGACCGTTTCGCTACGTTGAAGAATCTTGAACGAGCGGAGAAGCGGTTTCTACTCAGCTTTCTCGCAAGTCTTGTTGGAAGTTCCTATTGGCTTGCGATGGAACTGTGGGGCCTGAACGTAGACGATTTGCTTGCACTCCCGGTTCACCGTGCCATCTCCATCGCTTCCGGCATCGCGCTTGGGGCCACATCGATTCTCGCCATTCTTGGATATCTCTCAATCGGACTCGTGATTGAGCGGGCCGTAGAGATCAAGCCGCGTGATTAGCGTTGAGCCGCAAGGATCCGTATGAGATCTGTACCATCTGCGAGACTATGCATCCCGCATCTGAGATGTGCGACAAATACGTTCGAAACGCGGAGACTAGTCTACCAGTACGCCTGCGCATCTGCCACTCGTGCCTGCATCCACGAATCACATACATTCAGAGCCGGATGCTACCAGCATTCGCGTTTGATGTGCCGCGAACTCTCATGGCGGCGCTCGCAAGTGTGCTTGTTGCGTTGAATGTGATCTTCGGCCTCATCATTGGCGGTTCTGTGGGTTTCGCTGTCGCGTTGAGCGGAATCATGGTTGGTGCGGGGATCCTCGTGGCGGTGGCGGCATCATGCATCCAATCCTCTTAGTCGCGCTTGTCATGATTGCCCAAGTGAACCCGAGCGTCACCGTAAGCACTGACAAGGGCTGGTACAGTCCCGGGGAACAAGTCATAGTTCGCGTCTCCACCACAGGCTTCGTCTCGAGTGAGCGGCTTTGGCTCTACGTGGACAAGCCTGACGGCCATAATCTCTACTTCACAGAACTATCCGCCTGTGGCGACACCATCATCGTGACACTACCTCAGGATGTGCCTGACGGCATCTACACGATCACCGTCACGTGGGACCACAGATACGTAGAGACAGGATTCGTCGTCAAGAGCCAACCCGTTCCCGAGTTTCCCTTCACATTCTTGGTGTTGATTCTTGCCCTCGCGGTTGCGTCTACTGCCGTATCTCGGCGGAAAGCAAGCGTTAGTGCCGAGACTGTTGCCTTTGATCCCCGAGCACACATGTTATGTCGAGGTGTTCGGCGGCGCCGCTGCGCTTCTCTTGAACAAGCCTCCGAGTCCCGTGGAGGTCTACAATGACGCTGATTCGGAACTAGTCAACCTCTTCGAGGTCGTGCGTGACGATGTGGACGCTTTCGTTAAGCGGGCTGATTGGCTGCTGTACAGTCGGGAACTCTATGAGAAGTGGAAAGGTGAGCTGAAAAACGGTAATGTGCCTGGGGATCGCGTTGAGCGTGCACTCAGATTCTGGTACCTGATGCGGTCCTCATTTGCCGCTCATCCGTACAAGGGATGGGCGTTCTGCAGGAATGTGGGACGGAACCGCCCGCAGAGTTTGACAAACGCGCTCACCAGCATAGCCACAATCCATGACCGCCTCAAATCGGTCGAGATTGATCATCTTGACTTTAGGCGATGCATCAAGAACCGCGATGCATCGTCAACGTTCCTATTTGTCGATCCACCGTACTTGGATGCAGAAGAGTACAGGCTCGGCGTCTTCACACTTGAGGATCATATAGACCTCGCTGACATCCTACATCACACGAAGAGCAAGTGGCTCCTGACGATCGGAGACCATCCCAAGATACGCAGACTCTACACTGGCTTCCGGACAGAACACGTCAAGACGTACTTGTCGGTTCCGAAGACTATCGATGACAAGCGGCCCACATTCAAGCAGCGGATCATCCGCAACTACGAGATACCCAAAGAACCTCTCTATGTGCCCAGCGCCGCGCAAGTAGCTCCTCTGGACTTGTTTGACATTTGATCTTGAAGGGTCGAGGACTTGCACGGTAAGGGTACGCCCTTCTTCTCGCTGAGGCTCCCGAAGGCCATTCGAGCTAGGCTGGAAAGCGACGCAACAGACCTCGGCGTGACCTCATCGGGCTACGTTCGCGCAATCCTGGTGGCCCACCTGAGCCTCGGAAGACGAGAGAATCAGGGTGTGATACACCCTGTGTCACATTCCGATCTTGACCACGCCGTGAAGCGGTTCCTGCTCGCCTACCACATGAGCGTCTCGGTAGCCGGTCTACCAGGTAAGGAGAGACGGAACGACCTCGAGGGGCTCAGCTGGACGGCCGTCGAGGAGGCTGTCAAATTCGCCAAAGCCCAGGAAGACCCCATCGTGCGCCTCTTGGCGATGCGGGTCGTCAGTTCGCTCATCCGCACCGAACTAGCCATCCTACATGAGCAGGATCAAGCCTACGTCGACGAACTCGTCGCGGAAGTAGAGGCTAACCGCCGTGAGCTTGAAGCGAAAATTAGAGCGATCGCGGGAAGGAAAGCGTCTTGAGGCAAACGCCACGCCCGACGCCTTTCTCCGCCTCAAAGAGATCGCTGCAAAGGGCGTTGTCCCATTCTGCCGTGAAGCTCTAGGTTTCGATCCTACAGACTATCAGGTGAGATTTCTCCAAGACACGGGGCAGTTCATAGCGCAGTGCTGGTGTCGACAGTCCGGGAAAGACCACTCGGCCTCCAGCAAGTTCTTCTGGTATGCGGTTGACAATGACGCGGTCCAACTCGCCGTCGTCGGCCCAAGCTTCCGGCAAAGCAAACTCGTGATCCGCAAGATCAACTCCTTCATCCAGAACAAGCTGCCCGAGGACATTCCCTACCGCGAGGTCATAGTCGGCCGAAAACTCCTGAGAACCAAGGTCGCCTTGGTCAACGGATCGGTGATCGAGGCCTACCCCTGCAACGCCGACACGATCAGGGGGCCCACGCTCAACGGGATCCTGGCGACGGAGTTCAACTTCGTCAGAGACGACGAGGACCTATATGATGCGATTCTCTTCACGCTTGGCACGACCAACGGCTTCTTGATAGCAAACTCGACGCCCTGGTCTCGGGATCATCTCTTCTACAAGATGTGCAAGGACCCGGACTTTAGCGACTTCAAGTGCTCCCACGTCACCTGGGAAGACGCGCAGGAACCGAAGGGCCCGCTCAAGAAGAGCATACTTGCGAAGATCAGGAAACAGCTTGCCGCCGACCCTTGGCGATGGCAGCGTGAGATGGAAGCCGAATGGAGCGAAGACGAGTCAAGCTGGCTCCCGCAGACACTGATCGGCCAATGCCAGGACAGCATGCTCGAGATCCGCCTGATCGATAAACGTCACAGCTTCTGGACCGTGAACTGACCCGCGACACATCATCCGGTCAAAGCTAGGCAGAGCAGCCAAGTCGCGACGCAAACCAAGTATCCTGGAAGCGCTCGTGTGAATGTGATGCGCTCGAACTCTTCCCAGAAAACCTCGTCGAAGATCCACAAGGCCAGTCCAGATCAGATGATCCCTTTCTCGTTTATGAGTCTGGTGGCATCACCTTGGCTGCGACGATTCCCGAACTCACCGGCAACTTCTACGTCGGCGTCGACCTTGCAAAGAAGGAAGATTTCACCGCTGTCGCGGTGCTAAGAAAAGACGAGGATGCGTTTCGGCTCGTCCACCTGAATGTGTTTCCGCAAGGCACCGAGTACGTGGGCATCATCAACTACTTGAAAGCGCTCAGCGAGCGGCTCAAGACAATTCATCGCTTCCTCGTCGACCAGACAGGCGTTGGGGAGGCTGTCCTTGAGCAAGCACAGAAAACCGTGCCCAACATCGAAGGCGTTGTGTTGACGGCGCCGCAGAAACAGGACATCCTCGGATATCTGAAGTTGATGATGCAGGAGCGCCGCGTGCTCTTCCCATACGAGCTCGACTTTCTCCAGGAACTGAATGTAGAACGCTTCGAGCTATCGAAGTCAGGGCAAGTCCTGTTCTCGCATCCGGCTGGAACGCATGACGATCGCTTGTGGGCATTTGCCCTTGCCGTCTTCGCGACAAAGGCGACGCCGTATCCGCAGCTGAAACGTTCCCACACGACATGGCTTGATCGTTCAACCTCCTCTTGAGGCGTCACCGCATGAAGAAGAAAGACCGCAAGCCAAAGCCTGAGCGACGTATCGCGATTACTGCTCGCGCTGTCACAATCTCAGCTCAACACGTCAGTCGGAGACGCAAGCCCAGAGATACGCTCGTGAATGTTGCAGGCGGGCCGCCGCATGGTCACTCTGGTCGCAAGCGCTTGATCATGACGGTCCGCGGCGCGGCCACGTCTGGCGTCACATTTCTGCGACGCACCGACACGATATGGAGAGGCCTCGACGACTACTACCGAGAGTATTGCCGCAACTTCCTAGTGCGCGGCGCCATTGATGCCCGCGCGTTCTGGGCCACCAAAGAAGGATTTGAAACCGTCATTGAGGATGTGGTACCTGGCAAGATCTCCGAAGAGAAGAAGGTTGAGCTGAAAGCCTACGTTGACAAGATCAACGGTGATGTGAAGCTCGACAATCGCTTGCGGTTGGCGTTGGTCAAGGCGCCGATTTGGGGCAAGGCTGGTTTCGAGATCGAGTTCCAGAAGAAAGACGCGCCTTGGCTTCCAGGAAACCCGCCAGTCAGCCTGAACTCGCTCAAGTCAACGCTGCTCGCCCCTAAGGTGGATCCTGACGTCTGGAAGCTCACCAGTTTCGAGTACAATGGAAGGCCAGACTTCTACAAGCCTGAGGAGGTCATATTCTTTGTCCGCAACGAGATCGATGACGACTGGCAGGGAAGAAGCGATATCGAACCCGTGCTAGTCGAGTCGATACTCGATGACCGGATAATACGTGAGGACTTGATGGAGGCCGCAACGACTCTCTGGGCAGGGATTGCGGTTCATCAGCTGAATCTGGAGAAGGCAGCGAAAGCGGGCATCACAACGGACGAAGATATCGACAAGATCATGGAAGACTATCGAGAGCAACTCAAGCCGGGAAAACACGTCATCACCGACGATCTATGGGATATCCAAGTTCACGACCTGAAACCTGATCTCGGGCAGCTCTTAGCTGTCTCTGACAAACTGGAGCGCCGGATACTGGGCTCATTCAAAGTGCCGCGCTTCCTGCTCAACATCGAGAAGGAACTCAACCGTGCCACCGCCGAGAAGGAACTCGAGGGCTTCGTAGAAGGGCCTGCGGCGGATGATCAGCGCTGGCTCAAACGTATCGTGGAAGCACAGTGGTACGATCGCCTCACACGACAATTCCTGCAGTTGAAGCCGGAAGATCCACTCCCTGTACGCGTGGTGCACCGCTGGCGGCAGATCAGAGTCGAAGACTGGTTGAACTTGCTTGATGCGGCGGTGAAAGGATACGGCGAAGGCCGCGGTCCACTAAGTCTGCCGAAATTCTATGAACTCGTGCGCGACGGAAGAGCAACCAAGTTCGACCCGCAAGAGGCGGCGTCTCAGCCTACCAGTCAGCCGGTTGAGATCCCACTTGACATTGTCGCTCGTCCGAAACGGAGCCAAGAGAAGCCACAGATCAACACCCCAGCCTGAGGAATAATCATGCCCCTGCCCACACCGGACAAGAATGAGTCGGAATCAGACTTCATCACTCGCTGCCTAGCAGATGAGACTGTGAAGAATGATTTTGCAGGCGAGAACCAGCGCCTCGCTGTCTGTTACGCTCAATGGCGCCGGGATAAACCTCAAACACTGGGCAAGCTGCAATACTGCGTCAGAGCGCAAGCCGTCGAGCAGGATGGAAAGAAGTACGCGCTGATCGAAGTCATAGATGAGAATATCTCCGGTCCCTGCGAGTCACCGCCAGGCACGAAAGTCCGCATCAACCCTGCCGGAAAGGCCAGAGCTCTCGGCAGCCTACTCGATAAACCTCTGCTTGGTCCACCCGAATTAGCGCATGAGGCCACACAGGTTGTCGGGCATCCGGTTGATTTTACCAGCAATCACGCAACACGCGTCCTCTACGAGATCCCCGATTCAGGAAATTGGGACCGGATAGACCGTGGTGAGTGGGGCCCCGTAAGCCCGAAGATGACACCCATCAAAGCTCACTATGAGGGCGACACATTCGTCCTAGACGAGTGGACGTGGGACAATGTGGCCTTCGTGCCCAAAGGCGCCTTCCTGAATGCAGGCGTCAAATCCACATGCATCGATGATCCGCGCCTTTGCGGCTTCACCCCTGAGAAGCCCTACGGTTTCTATGGGGCGATCGCCGCGGCGCTTGATTCACAGTCACGGCTGAAGGCCCAAAGGCCGAGAACCGAGACAGATGTGGCCCACTATTCGCCGGAAGGCAAGCAAGTGGACCGAGAAAAAACCGGAGGTCCACCAGGAGGTGTGACCATGGAAAAATACGAACATGAGAAAGTGATCGCTGAACTCACAGACAAGAACACGAAACTCGACGCTGAAGTGAAGGATCTGAAGGCGAAGGCCGCAGAACTGACCAAGACAAACGAGAAGCTCGGCGCTGAGGTCAAGGACTTGAAAGCGAAGGCAGCCGCTCCTGCGGCAGAAGCGAAGCCAGCGGCACCTGTTGCCGCGTCGGACGCTATGGTCGCGGTTCAAGCGGAACTGAAGGCCGTCAAGGCTGAGTACGAAGGTCTGAAGGCTTGGAAAGTCGCCGCAGAAGACGCGGACCACATGCACCGCGTGCAGGATGTGGTGGATCTACGCATCAAGAACGGCGTGCTTGACGCGAAGAACGTTCAGGCAGCCGTTGAATCTCTCAAGAAATTACCGAACGATGCGCTCGACGCGATGAAAGCAGACCTCGAAGCCGTGAAGGGCAAGTTCGATTCTTTGCCCAGCGGCCCGAAGGCTCGCTTGATCCCATCCGTCGCGGCTCGTTTCGACCCAATGCAAGCCACGATCGGTGACCTCGTTGGCAAGAAGCCAGGTGAGAAGTAATGCCGTTCACCATTCCGTCAGGGCGTAAGGTTGTCATTGCTGGCAACCCCGTCATCGAGGAACTCACCGCCGAAGGCACGGGCGTGAAGCCTGGCCGACTCGTCAAGAAAGGCACCGCCGCCACACAGGTCGTCGTTGTCGCGGCCGCCACCGATAAGCCGTCAGGCTGGGTCGGCTGGGACGGCGAAGGCACCCACCCAAGCGCATCGCCGGCAACCCGCGACACAGCATACGCGACCGGCAAGCTGGGTCCGATCGTCTACGGTCCTGGCACCATCCTGGTCGGCAAACTTGCCTCAGGCCAGAATGTGACCAAGGACGCTCCGCTTGTCTCCGCAGCGGACGGGGAACTCCAAGCTGCAGCTACCATCTCAAACACAGGCTCGTCAGGGCACGTTGGAGCAACACTTGCAGGATCGTTCGCGCCAGGGGGCATGATCGTTGCCCTTGCGAAGCAGGACTGCAACGCATCCGGAGCTGCCACAGACATCATCGTTGAGAGTCTAATCTAGGAGGCTGACTGAATTTGGTAACCTTAACCAATGAGCAGTACAAGTACATCGATGAGGCAGTTGCCTGGCCACCGCGCCAGATGCTCATCGGCAGACGCGTTGCACGAACCTTCGGCCCATTGGGCGAAGGCAAACTCACAATCGAGTGGACCAAGATCGCTGAAGCTGGCCCCGCTCAGTTGTTCCGCAGCGAGAAGGTCACCCTAAGCGAAGACACCATCGACAACACTGTTGGCTCACTGGATATCCCCGCGATCGCGAGAGGTTTCAGGATCCCGCGCAGAAGCATCGAAGCCTCACGCACAACAGGAACACCGCTTGATATCGCCACGGCGAAGTCAGCGAGCTACAGAGTCTCACTGCTTGAGGATACGCTCATCCTGAAAGGGTCAGGTGGCCTCAACGGGTTCTATGACTCTGCCGGGAACGACTACTCGAGCTCGGCTGATTGGGATACCGCCACGAATATCCTTCCGGCCGTAAACGGTGGCATCGACCTACTAACGGCTGACAACATATTTCCGCCATACAACCTCGTCGTGAACCCGACTCAGTACGGCCAGCTCTTCGCGCTGGTTGCGAACACGAGCGAGTTCTACTACGATGTTGTCCAGCGGAGAATTGGCGGCCAGATCTTCCAGAGCCCCGCATTGACAGCGGGAACCGGTATGTTCCTCGCAAGCCCCGACGCTGGATTCTTCGACCTACCGCTAGGCATAGATATCCACGCTGAGGTTGAGGAGCTCCCCCTGAACGAGTTCAAAGACTTGTACGGCGTCGTGTGGGACGCGATCACTCCACGCATTCGAGAAGCAAACGCAATCTGCAAACTTTCCGCGATTTGAAAGTCGCCACACAGCCTCATCCGAGGCGAGTGTGCGTGCAAACTTCTTTCCGCCATCTTTCTTGACTGGCGGTCTTTCCGAATCATCGGTACTGATCATCAGTACCATTCACAAGGTTTCATGCGGAGGCAAGCGTCACGTCCTGTGTGATCAACGCCCTCCGCTATCCCACATATCTCCAGCTGTTCTATGGTGAGTATGACCCGGAGGATCGATACGATGAGCACTCGGTCACTCACATGGAGATCCGAATCCGATACGATAACCTTGCGAAGCTGCCGCGCCGACGCTTCGCTCCGCCCTGTCGCTCGTTGTGCGGCTTCGATCTGCATCGCTGGCACCTGACCTGCCTGCTGAGTTGTCTCCTGAGGAGAGTGCATTACGGAAAGATGCCTGCCAAGATTCCGGTCCAAGGATACACGCTCTGGATAGATCGAGGGCGACGGTTCGAGCGTGTGAAGGCGCTGCTCCTCAAACGGGTCATGACGATAGCTGAACAACTCGCGAAGTGACCAGATTGATCACGGCTCGACTCGTTCTCTACGTCATCGTTCTCATAGTGGCAGTCATCCTCGCCAGCCTCGCATGGAAGACCTGCATGTTCGTTCGGCTCCCGGAGTAGTGAAGATAGATGACCGCTTGGACAACCGCAACTGAAGTCCGCAAGTATGCGCAGGCCAAACTGGAGAGCATCAATTACGACAAGAACACGCCGTTCGCAAACGACGCTGCTTTCGAGGCTTTTATAACGGACACGCTGATTCCTCGAGCTCAAGGTCACATCAACGCTTTCTGTAAGCGGGACTTCGACGCGGACTATCCGACCGGGATCCCCGAAGCCATCGAGGACGTTGCCGCTCGAGCGACAGCCAACATGGTCCAGTACTTGATCATGAATAAGATGGGGCCGCTCATCCGCACCGGAGACTATCAGATCTCGATTCCAAACCAGTCCGTCCTGACGAAGGAACTCCGCGACCTACTCGCGCCCTGGGTGAAGCGAGGCGGCCACGTGAAAGCAACCGACTGGAAGACCAAGGAGATCACCGACACTTGGGACTATCCAGAGAAGGATCCATTCCTGGTTTGAAGCGCTTGACAGGAGGGATGACCGCTGAGTAAGATCAGAGTAGAGGTCAAGAGCGGCGACCAGGTGCTGACGACCTTCGAGCTCGCTGAGAAACAGGTCAAGACGGGCTCTCGCGGATTCCACGCCCAAGGCAAAGTGGAACTAGAGGGCAAGCGCTACCAAGCAAACTTCCTACTGGTCGAGATCGGAAGCAAGCCCAAGAAGTCTTAGCAGTCTGCACCACAGTTGCGGAAGATCCGGCCTATGCCGTCGACTACTCCAGTTACATACGCGAGCACCAGAATCGCCGGAGCGCCAATGAACAAGGCGAGTAAGAAACCGACCAGCGCATGTTCGGCTGGACTCACACGCCACACCACCCGCACAAGTTGAAGGGCCTGTATTTGGGGATTGTCATAAGTGGCAGACATCACTCTCGCAGTCTCGGTCACGAAACTCGAAATCAGGTGGCTAGCGCATAGGGGTCACGGCAGGATCTACGTCGCGCTTGAACTGAAGGTGGAAGATAGAACATGCCAAACTGGTCTGCCAGAATAATCGCAGATACGGTCACGCCGAAACTGGTAGCTTTCCCTGGAAGACTCGAAGGCGAGATTGAAAGAGAACTGGATCCTGTCGGCGCTGACATGGAAGATCATGCTAGGTCCCTCGTGCGAGTACGCACGGGTTTCCTTCGGTCCACGATCTACCACAAAGCGACCGGCCTAGTGCTTGACTTTGGAGCAACGGCGGATTATGCTTCGTACAACGAGTTCGGAACATGGAGGATGTTGCCGCAGCCATTCATGCGACCAGCTCTGGACGCGAGTTCGCAGAAGATCCTTGACGCGATTCTCGTGGGCGCAATGAACGCTCTAGGCGTTTGAGGAACTAGGTCTTGTCAGCTTCAACCGTCTCAATCGTAACTCGGATCTTCTTGCCCTCAAGGTCTTTGAAGAAGTCTAAGGTTCCTACTGCCGCGCCATCGTGGTCCTCGATATAGAGTCGCTGATACTGGGCATTAACCGTCTTGTCTTCGCACACATTGCCCTCAAAGATCCGCTTCATAATGCTCGTCTCACTCTATCTTGCAGGAATAGTCCGTCCCGTTGTATTCCTTTGCCTCAAGGGCGCTGCCATCTCGAACCACGTCGACTGTGATCCTCAGTCCTTTCGTCTCATCCCTCATGTGCTCTAGCTCATTCACGATTCGACAGATCCCAAGGACTATACAGAGCAGCTTCTCGCTATCCCTAACCTGACTGGCCACGCGGATCTCTTGCACCAGGTCTGAGACAACCCGCTCGTTCTTGATGCCCCTCGGAATGTTGAGGCCAATCTTTGCGCTCATAGTGACATCAAATGGATGATGGCGCCAAGTTCCAATAAGGCTTGTTGCGTTGACGAAATCAAGAGCGGGATGATAGAGAAGATTGCCTTCAACCACCACGCGAGCCGATGCCAAGGATGCGTTCAAAACTATTCTGGACGCTGCGCAACTTGGCGTTCCAGTGTTTCGGGATCTGCCGCCTGAAGGTGCTCCCGCACCCAGCGTTGTGCTGACCCTTGTAAGTGGCAGCAGCCGAAGTGGCGCTATCGGTCTCCAGGAGACGAAGACGCAGCGTGCTCTGGAAGTGCGCCATCGCATCCAGATTGATTGTTATCATGATGACAAGGTCGAATGCGACCGGGTCGCTGACCAGGTAGAGCAAGCCATCGCGGATCGTGAGGACACGCTGCGTTCCACGTATGGGATCGAGAACGTTCAGAAGGTAGACGATGCCGACGTTTCTATGCCGAATGAGCTCAGTCGGCAATGCCGAGTCCGACTGGACTTCGGCTTCACCACGTACCGCGCTGTGGCATAGCGGCGTGGTTTCTCAGGGTCATGGCCCTAACGGCTTCGAGTCGGGGGCTTTGACGAAACAAACTAGGAGGTAGGAAAATAATATGACAGCAACAGACATCAAAGAAACCGTGACCTCATCCAAACAGACCGTTGTGACCGCAGCGGTAGAGAAGAAATACGTGACCTTCGAAGCGCTGGCAGTGAGCGAAACCAACACCATAACGCTCGGTGATTTCACCACAATCGCCGGGGCCGTCTTGCTGAAGAAATCAGACGGCGCGACTGTGACCTTCACGAAAGCAACAAACGTGCTGACAGTCACCGAAGCAGATCTCACAAACATCGACCTCGTGGGCTTCGCCTACGGAACCTAGGAGCGAGACAAGAATGACAAAATACCTAGGCAAAGACTACGAGTTGCGTCTCGCGACCACAGAGGGTGGCCTCGATTCCGCTCCGGCGTTATCGCGCTGGGAAAGCATCAACACCAAGACAGGGCAAGGCCGCAAGAAGGATCCCGTCGGGCTCGGTTCACGCCTTAAGGAAGTCAGCGTGGGCCTGCTGGACTACTCGGGCTCCGCAAGTGGATGGTATGATGAGACTGCAGCAGGCGGATCCGCAGACATTCTAACCGCTTTCGGCATGTTCGAGCAGTCAGACGTCACTCCACTGTACGTGCAGCTGAAGAACAAGAAGACCGGATCGCTCATCACACTGAAGAAGTGCATCGGCGACGCGGCGTTGAAGGTCGACTCGCCTGAGGGTTACGCGATGTGGTCATGGGACTTTGACTTCGAGGATATCTCGAAGACCTAGAAACTCCCCACTTTCTTGGGACTAGACGTTGAGATAGACGATTGAGATTGGAGATTTCCGTTCATGTCAGATGCATCGCTAGATGGGAAGTTCTACGTTAGTTTCGGCGTGGTCATGAGCGTTCAACACGCCGACGTCGAGACGGTACGCGCCGCTATCGAAGGGTGCGGCGGTAAGATTGTTTTTCAGACCGTCTCGAAGGACCCACTCTACTTGCTTAGACGCAACCAGGTTGAAAAAATCCTCAACGGTGACACCTCGTGCCTCAAAAAGGTCCATGCTCGGAAGTCGCGAGAACGGTCGCGACCCGCGATTGAGAAAGATAGCGAGGGATCTCGGTAAGTATCTTTGGGTGCCTCTCGGCATATCCTAGAACCCTATTGCAAGTGCTGCAAAGAAGACCTCTAACGGCGCCAGTTTGATGATCGTGGTCCACGGTCAGTTTTGCGAAGAACCGCAGGCAGATAAGACACTGGCCTTTCTGCCTCTTGTAGAGAGTTTGATACTCGCTTTCACTTATTCCATATTTCGTCAGGAGTAGATATTGGCGGTGACAGGCCGCGTCCAAGAGTCGGAGACGCGGGTCAGCTCGGCGTTTGGCCTTGTACCTGCGAACTCTCTCACAATGCTGTTGTTTGTGGCCATTGTAGTACTCACGACAGCGGATACGATTCCGTTCTGACTGGTCAGATAACGTCATAGGAAATCCTTCACGTCTTGGGCGTGCAGCTTTCTCAGACATAAGAATTGAGGGGAGTTCAGAGTGATGCCTTCCATCTGAAGGGAGGTTCACAAGAAGAAGCAAGAACAAAGGAGGGTGGATAGAAGTGAGTGAAGAAGAGAGAAGACGACAAGAGATTCTGGGCACTCGGGCGGAGCACAAGCGCCTGAGCGAGATGATTCCACTGGGCACCGAATACTCGGAACTCGTGACTGTTCAAGGCATCGACAAGAAGGAGCACACTGTCAAGGTGTATCCGCTCTCGGACAAGGCTCTGGCCGAGGTGTTGACGGCGTCCGGGGCTGAGTTGGCAGACATCGGGAATCGGGCGAAGGTGGTTTCAAACCTGAAGCTGCTGCAACTTGTAGCAGTCAAGGCAACTAAGGATCCTGACATCTGCAGTTATCTGATGCCGCTTCAGAGTCTGCCGATCGCGTTGAAGGCATTTGAGCTCAGCGGCTTGACGGAAGGCCCAAAACCCGAATCGACCTCTTCGTAGACGGCATCTACTCAGGCCCCCTCGAAGTGCTCGTCACATACTTCCATCTTAGTCTCCGAGAGGCGGCTGAACTCACGCCTCTACAGCGCCAGTGGTACTTGGCGATCGCCGCGAAACAACATCCTCAATCATAGGTGAGAGAAATGTCTAGCAGCTCGCTTGGAAGCGTAGTTATCGCCATCAAGGCGGTCGATGAGGCTTCCGGCGTTATGGGAAAGATTCAGGCTAGCATGAGCCTTGTCGGTGGTCAACTTAGCCAACTAGGCGGCGGCTTCGCTCAAGTCGGCGGGGTGATTCAAGGCTTTGCAGCGGGTGGTGTGGCTGGTGCCGCCGTTGTCGCTGTTGGTGAAATTGCTAAAGGCCTTCAAGACTGTATCAGGGAAGCGACATCTTCTGAGGCTATCTTTGCAAGCCTCGGCGCCGCAGTAACCCGATCCGGTGTAGCATGGGACACTGTGAGCGCAGCTACGAAGAACGCTCTGCTTGCCATGCAGAAGACGACCACATACAGCGACGAGGAACTGGCGGCTGCGCTTGAGCGGCTGATGACTTTCGGCCTCTCATACGACGATGCGATGAAGGCGCTCGGCAAGACCCTTGACTTCGCATCAGCAAAACACATGGCCTTGGAATCAGCCGCTACACTTGTCGGCAAAGCGATGGATGGCAACACCACGATTCTGAAGCGGTACGGTGTCGATATTGCAACCTCGAAGGATGCGGCTGCAGCTCTAACAGCCGCGCATGACGCGGCAGCCAAAGCAATCAAGGCAATGGGCGCAGGTGTTGATGCTTGGGTCACTTCAGTCACAGCAGCAATCGGTGCGGACTCAGCCTTTGAATCGGGCCTAGCAGGCGCGAAGGACAAGGCGCAATATCTAATCGATCAATTCAAGCAAGGCAACATTGACCTGCCCCAATTCACGCAGGCGATGATCTCTCTCGGAGTTCCACTTGACGAAGCCAAAATGAAAGGCGGCACCGCAGCCGAAGTCCTAGCGAAACTGAATGAACAATTCGGAGGCGCAGCCCAAGCCGCAGCGAGCACCTACGCAGGAATCCAAGAACGCCTCAAGAACGCAACTAGCGAAGTGGGAGAGAAGATCGGCACTATCTTCCTTCCCGCTCTCGCCTCAATGACTGAGGCTATGATTCCTATCGTTGATTCATTTGGCAAGGGGATCGATGCTATCAGTTCTTGGCTGACCGAAGTTGGCAAGATGCCTGAAGTTCAAGGAATCGTCACGGCTGTTGGGGAAGCATTCGGTGGCTTCATGAAGTACCTGCAAGACCTCTGGGGTTTCATCGTTGAGCAATTCAGTCCAGTCCTCACAGAGTTGATGGGCGCCTTCAAGGAACTATGGGACGCGCTCTCACCGATAGGCGAAGCGATCAGCGAGATCATGGCTGCCTTCGGCGACGCGGGAGATGTTGACCTGCTCAAGATCGCGGTGCAGGCGATAGTGCTAGAGATCAAGGGACTCGTGGAAATCATCAAAATAGTTGTACCAGTCATCAAAACGTTCGCAGATGCTTTCAAGGCCGCAGCGGATTTCATCACGCCGATTCTGAAGCAGGTCGGAGATGGAATCAGAACATTCCTCGATGACCTCAAGACTGCTTTCCAAGGCTTCTACAACTGGCTTGTCGGCGGCTCGCTTTGGGTTGATCTTTGGAACAAGATGCTTAGCATCGCCTCAAACGTGATCGGTCAACTCATCGGGGCGCTCTCAAGTAGCCTATTCGGCCCGTTACAGTCAGCCTTCGAGGCGGGTATCAGTGCAGTCGCGGCATTATGGGATGCTGGTTGGCAGGGCGTTCAAGGAACCTTCGAGACAGTCATTGGCGCGATTCAAACATCAGTCAACACGAATTTCGACGCGATCAAGAACTATGTCCAAACTAGCACGGGCGAGTATGCTCCGATCGCAACCGAAGCCTTGAACGGAATGGAGGCGGCGGTCAATGCAGGGCTGGATCTAATTCACGGCGACTGGAAAGGCGCTCTCGACGAACTCAATACGATGCTAACCAGTTTCGGGGCAGCCGCTCAAGATACAATCGGACTCATCTTCACGAATCTGGAGGGCGTCTTGACAAGCGGTATCGCTGGCATGAAGTCTCTCTGGGATGGCTTCGTGTCAGGCCTCTCAAGCGCGATCCAGAAGATCGGTCAAGCCTTCGGATGGGTTGCCAACGCAATCGCTGGCGGTTCCGCGCAGGCCAGCTCCACGACTTCAGATGCCATGTCAACGGTCACAGACGCTATCACTGGCGCTATTGAAGGCGCTCAAGCTGTGACGCAGGATGGCATGAACGCCGTCACAGGAGCTTTCAGCTCGGCTTTCGACACGGTTAGCAACGCCGCTTCCGGCTTCTGGAACTGGCTTGTCGGTGGTTCCATCTGGCCTGAAGGCATGGACCAAATCGCGCAGTCAACATTGGCAGGAATGGACGTCGTCGTATCCGTTCTATCTGAAAGGCTCACTACGATGATGGTTCTGATCGAAGAAGGCCTGACCTCCGTCGCAAATTCTTGGTATGACACTTTCACCTACCTAGTCTCAGTCACGGATGGAGCGATGAGCGCTGTCGTCGGACGAATGCAGTGGGCCGTCAACGAGATCAAGAGGCTCGCCAAAGAACTTCAAGACGCGATGGTTACTCACTCAATCTGGCCTGATATGCTCTCGGAGATGCAGAGCCAAACCTATGCGGCGCTCGGCAACATCGTAGGCGCCTTCAATGGCATGACGCTCGCCATTCCTGCGACTCTCCCATACACGGCCGCTACCAGTTCAACTCCGACAGCAGCGCCTCCAACAAGATCATCTGAGCAATCGTTCGCCGCGCAGCAAAGCATCACGATTCCGATCACGGTCACGCTTGACGGTGAAGTCATCCGCCGCCAGGTGGAGCAGCGAATCGTTAGGACAGTTCTGAATCGTGGAAAGAAGGTCGCATAAATGCCAGTCAGTAAAACAATCAACGGGTTAGTCGCTGAGATCACATGTGATGTCGCGCCTGGATATGCGACGAACTTGGCCTCGTCTATAATTGCTGACACGACTACGAAAAAAGAGGGGTTAGCCAGCACCAAGCAGTACGGTGTAACGACTGTGCCTGCTGCTTGGGGCGTTGCCTATGCGGCATGGGCTAACGTTCCAATGGCAAACGGGGACCTAATTCGTTTCTGGCATAAATCGACTGACGCGAAACATAATTGGGGTATCATGGCTTTCGCAGGTTTCCCCTATAACCCTCCCGTAGATGGCCGGCCAGACGTCAACTGCGCTGTAACGGACGGCGCATTCAATCGTTGGTCGGGGGGTCCGACGCCGCATGATTTTCGGCGGTACACTCGGTATGGGTCTTTCACTGAGCCACAGTTTCACGGTGAATATTGGGATGGCCTCATAACTGGCAGACTGAACGGGATTGAAGATTGGACCGTCCGCGAGTACACTGTGGACTGGTGTACGGCTTATGATTATGTCCAAGCATTATACTACCTAATCGAATCAGGACAAGACGTGACTCCTGGCAATGAGCCGGGCACAGTACCTTTCCAACAGAACTGGGCCGACTGGATTGACCATATCGTCGTCTGCACTGGCCACGATCTCACATTCACGGGTCTCTTGCCTGGCCAGAAGGTCGAGATGTATCGCTCGCCTAGCACGAAAATCTATGAGCAGACATGCGGTGGTGGAGCGGCATCTGTCATCTTCGACCTATCTGCAGACGATTTCCCCATGAACGGGTACTTCAAAGTCTATGCGACTGACGGCGTTACGCTGATTGAAGTCACTCCCGTCGTCCGATTCAGCGGCGGCGACACCTGGTACTGGGTCAGCCCATACGGCACGATGAAGGCTGAGACATCAGCATTCGTCATCATTCGCCAGTCAGGCTCAGGAACGCCAAAGTCCGCAACGATCACCGCGACGCTCCTGAAACCAGATACGACACCAGGGGTAGGGAAGACGCTCTATTTCACAACAAGTAAAGGCTCAGTCATCCCGACATCGGCCGTCACCAATTCAAACGGTCAATGCCAGACGGTCTTGACCAGCAACGATCACGGCCTAGCAGTCGTCAAGATCAACTGGCCAGGCGATACTGATGTCCCTGCTTGCATGACATGGGCCGTTCACCATGTCCTCTACACGGCCGAGGTGGCCGACGCGACGAAGAAGTATCAGCTCTTCATTGAAGGCGTCGAACTCGATTATGATACTGGTTACTATTCGCTTTCAACGGAGACTGAGCCTCAAGAATTCGAGGCCACAATACCCGCATGGAACGCCCTAATCCTACCCATGTCGCTTGTCTCAATCTACCGCTGGGGCATCAAAGAATACTCTGGCATCCTCACTGGAATCGAGCGGGACATGGGAACTGATCTGCCCGTGATTCTTTCAGGCATGGATTCAAAGATGTTGCTTGCTGATAGAGTGATCACGCTCAAAGACTACCTCGATTGGCCTCTAGCAGACCTGCTGGATGATATTCTCGACACATATCCTTGCGGTATAACCCTTGGAACGGTCGGTGAATATCCAAGCAACATCAACGTCACTTTCTCAGATGAGAATATTGTCTCATCAGTAAGCCGCCTGACTGGCGACATTCTAGGATGGCTCTATCGCGTCGCCATTGGTAACGAGCTTGAGGTCATGTCATCGTTCGGTGCAGCGAAGCCCAACATTGTTTTCGAGCAGGGCGTCTCAATGTTCAACGCGAAGTATCGTCTGAACTACACTGAAATGTCAAACAGTGTTCGCGCTAGAGGTAAAGAAACACTCGTCAGCACGATCTTCGATCCCGCCTCGATTGAGGAATTGGGAATCAAAGAGAATGTGGCCTTCCAGAAATCTATCGACGTGCAAGGGACGCTAGATTTGTTCGCGCAGACGGAGCTTGCCAAACAAATCGGTGCGGCGGTCGAGATTTCCTGCGATGTTATCGACTCCGCGTATGAAGCGGGAAGCTGGGGCATTGACGACTGGGTTGTGTTGACCGCTGCCGAAGCCTCTCTCTCAGACCTTTACAAGGTGGTTAAGATCAATCGGGACATGAGAGACCCGAACACCGCAACAATCCAGTGTTCAAACCGATTCTCGGTTGAGCTGAGCGACGTGATTGATAAGTTCAGGCGCGAGCTGAAGGACTTGAGCGCCAAATCCACGATTTGACAGTCATTCGACGTGAATGATCTCGCCTCCTCAAAGCGGCGAGTAACAAGTAGAGAGGAATTTCTGGAGTGAAACATCGAAAATGAGCAGAAAGACTAACCATTCTAATGTACGGTCGGCAAGCCGCGAATTATTCGCTGTGATGAACGACTGGTGGAAGATCCGCGAGACGTCATCGGGACTCTACGAGTTGTCAGCAAGAGACGGCTCTAGCAAACTTGCCCCGATAGACGGTAAGTCGCTGACTGGTCTTCTCGCGGTGATCAGTGAACTTGACCGACACTTGCACGTGGGGAGGTGAAACAAGACATGGATACACAAGAATTAGGACCAGGCATGGATTTGGCAGGTGCTCTGGCTCTCGTCCACGCCGCAGATCACCCGATCATGATCAGGCGACACTGGAAGATTGAGAAATACCTCGGCGACTTCAAGGAAGCCAAAGACATCCCCAAAGACCTGAAGCCCTACGCTACCGTAGACTTCGAAGGTAATGTACTCTTGAACGAGGGAATTAATGAGCTTTGGACGCTTGTCGCTGGAACGGGTGCGACGAAGTTCGACAGCGGTAACGCGTACATAGGCATCGGCGACTCTAGCGCGACCCCGACAGATCCTACCCTGACGGGACTACAGGCCGCAACGAACAAACTCTACAAGGCGATGGATAGTTCATACCCTACGTATGGATCTTCACAGAAGGCTACATGGCGCAGCACGTTCGGAGTAGATGACGCGAACTGGGCCTGGAATGAGATCACAGTCGCGAACGGCGGCTCGAATGCAGCGAAGAACCTGAACCGCAAAGTACAGGCAATGGGCACGAAGGCCAGTGGAACAACATGGGTTTGCACATTGGAGATCACGGTCACGTAGAGCGATTGAACTTCTCTGCTGAGTTTTCTTCAATCTCAGCCTTAACATTAATGTGAACTCTGAAGGAGACGAAGCGAGTTGAATCATGGTTTAAACTTCTTCACGAACGCAGTGGATAAGACCCCGGCTGCGGGGTCATGGCAGACCGTTGACGTCAGCGCCAATGGAGTGCCAGTCGGTGCAAGTGGTGTGATCCTAGATATCCACAATACCCACGGTTCAACCGTATACAAGGCCGACGTCCGAAAGAAAGGCAGCTCAGACGATGACTATGCGAACGGGAAGATCGCCGCCACGAATGTCGGCTCTTCCCATGGATATGCGATGGTAGGCATTGATGGGAACCGCCAATTCGAAGCCTACATCGAAAATGCGACATACATCAAGATTTGGCTTGTCGGATACACTGGGGATGGTGTGGTCTACTTCCTCAACAAGAAGGGCTACCAGATGGGTACGACAATCACGTGGGTTGACATCAACCCGAGCGCCGACGTGCCTGCTGGCGCAACAGGAGTCATCATGAAGATAATCAACACTGCAACAGCGTCCTACAAGGGCTCAGTACGAAAGAATGGAAGCAGTGATGACGATAATGCTACTTCGAATATCTTAGCCAATGCTTCGATTTGGGCCATGTGCGGGGTTGATGCAGACCGGCTACTTGAAGGCTACATCGGCAACACACTTGTAGATCACTATCTTGTCGGATACTTCTCGTCAACTTCAAAAGTTATCTTCAAAACAAATTGGGTTGATAAGACCCTAGCGGGAACTGGATGGCAAGATTTAGATCTGACCGCAGACACATCCGCGATTGCTGACGGAGCCATATTCCGTTTGCGCCAAGGAGCAGGCGCCGCGCGGGACGAGATACGAAAGAAGGGCAGTGGAGATGATCGAAATGCCTCCGCGGTGATAGCCAGCACTTGTCACGTTTGGGCTCTCACCGGTCTGGACGCTGACCAGGTATGCCAAACATACTGTAGCGACATGACCTTCGCGAAGTTCTATTTGATGGCCTACCATGACCCTGTCGTCGTTCCAACCGTGACAACTCAGGCGGCAAGCGGCCTCGGACTAGACTAGGAATGAGGCCACCGAATCTTGACGGCTAAGGCGACATGCAACGGCAACATCACTGCAATAGGTGGAGAGAACTGTACAAGTCGCGGGTTCGAATGGGGTCTAGTTCAAGGCGGTCCTTACGGGAATAGTTGGACAGAAAACGGTGACTTCGGTACAGGCACGTTCAGTCACGAGTTCACAGGGCTCGTTGAGAACACGGTTCATTACTATCGCGCGAAAGCCTACAATTCCGCTGGATGGGGCTATGGTGGCGAGCAGTCGTTCACGACATGGAAAGCAGTTAACGCACCAGATACGGGCAGCGGCACCGAAGCCCCAGGCATCAGCGCCCAAATTGCCTACACCGAGACGGGTGCGGGTGTGGAGAGCACCCCGACGCCTCAAGGCCAGATCAGCCTGACAGACTTAGGGGCGGCTACAGAGAGCGCCCTTCTCGAAGGATCACAAACTCTTTCAGATATAGGAACAGGAATAGAAGTACCGATAATCGATTCCACTGCAACAGTGACGATCAGTGACTCAGGGGCAGGAGTAGAGAGCCTTGTAACCGTCACCGCATCCTTCACAATCTCTGATGTCGGTGCGGATGTTGACGCTATAACGATAGAGCTTCCGATCATAGATGCAGGAAGCGGGGCTGATGTTTGGGGCCTAGCCACGTCGTTCACTGCGACAGACTCAGCATCCGGCATTGAGACTTGGGGTGAAACCGCATCTTTTACCATCTCAGACTTTGCAAGTGGAACTGATGTTCGATCGGTCACGGCCACTTTCAGTATTTTCGACGTAGGCTCGGGCATAGATAGCCTCAATATCCTGCTTCCGCCGTTGACGATCACCGACACAGGGTTCGGGGTTGACATCACATATCGAGTGCAGGGCCAATTACTCATCGACGATGCCCCCCTACCCCATATTGATTCACTCGACATCGCTGAGCCCTCAATCATGCTAAGCAAGCCAAGAACAACAGGTGTGCCGGAACGCCTATGGCGAGGAAAAAGAGGCCGCGAAGTTGCCATCAAGGGCCGCACCGATACGGTTGCCGAAATCGAAGCGATCAAAGCCCTCAACGATGGAGAACCGCATCTACTGATTCTGCCGACAGGAGATTCATTCTATGTCTTGGTCCTAGAAGCCAAGCCTGATAACACGGTGGAATCACCAAGTCAGATCGCCTACGCAATCACCGCGAAGGAGGTCACGACCTAGCATGACTACGTTCGGAGGTTTGCCGCTTCCTCATGTCTTGGATATTCAGACTACAAAGTCCCGAATTATGATCGACCGGGACCTGCCGTATGGATCAGTGGCATACCGCGCCGACGACCGCGACCTCGGCCAATCCTTCATCCTCACAGGCGAGATCAGAGAGACAACCATCGATGCCGTGTACACTCAGATCGAGCGAATCAGGCGGTTGAACGACGGGGCCGCCAGAAGCCTTGATCTTGAAGATGGAAACACCACGATCACCAGTAAGCTAACTGACCCATCATTCAACTTCGCAGCTGAGAACTGGTTCACCGGCAAGTATCACGTTCCCTATCAGGTCACGTTTTTGGAGGTTGCGTAG